GGTTTTTTACCACGGCCTCTTCCTCTTCCTGGCATAGTCATCTCCTTAGTTGTTGTTTCTTGCTGCCTCTGCAGCCGCTTTCACAATGTCTTCTACTGTAATACCTGGCAGTGCTGCCATAATCTCAGCATTGGTCATACCTGACATAATCATTTCTTGTATCTGTGCCATCAGTTCAGCAGTCATCACGCTGGCCATTTCTTCGTACGGCTCCCACTTGGCACACCAATAGACTGCACGAACTGGTGCATCAAATTTCGTACAATAGAGTTCACCTGGCTTGTAATATTCACAGTTGGCACAATTTTGACCTTCTGGAACTTCTGCATTGCTGGCTGGTTGGTAAGCGGCTGGTAAGTTGGCATTGATTTCTTCACCATCTGGGTATGTTCTACCAGGCTGTGGATTAGGATCTTGGAATGGTAGATATTCTTTTTCTTCGCCCATCCACTCTAGAATATGTTCATCTATCTTGCGTAATACAGCAGGATCAGTGGCAGTGTTCTTGGCTGTTTGTAATTGTGTAATTTCTTGACCAGTGTCACGAATGTTAAAGCTGCCTGGATAGTCTATGCTACCACTCCAAGTAGTGCCCATATACTTGCACCAGATAGTCCACATCTGTTCTTCTGCTAATTCTAGATTGTCTGCTTTCTCACTTAGGCGTGCATTCAACAATTGGAATTCTGTTTCCATTGCAACACCACTCATAGTCTTAGATTCTGTAGCACGAACGGCACCAGTGTTGGCCATTTTGTCTATTGAAGCAATTGCGTGTTCAATGGCCTTGTAGATTGAATCAACTGAAGCACCACCAAACTCTAGCAGGTATGGCTTTAGGCCTGGATCTAGATTCTCTGGCATATGGATTAATGCACCGCTGCCTGTACCCACTTTGGTTTCTGGGGTAACAACTAGGCTAGGATGGCTGTCCATACGGATACTTTGTTCTACTTCTGAGGTTGCATTGTAGATAAATTTTTGTGCATCTGCAATGTCTGCAATGTCACTAACGCCAAAGCCACGGATTACTGAACGGCCATTGTAGGCACATACAGCAGGGATCATACCTAGTCCGTTGACTTCTATAGTTTCAGATTGAACAACTTCTTTCTTGGTGTCAATTACTGTGGTTGTCACGGTGTCCATAGTCCAAGTCTTGACTGTTTTAAGATCGCCTGTGGTTTCTTCTAGATAGCGTAGGTAGCTGAGTGTAACACGGCCACTTGGTGCACGGCTATACTGCCAGTCTAACACAACCATAGGAGTTAGTAGGCTCACATAGGGTCTAACACCTAGGGCTTGTTCGTCTGCCACAGTGACAGCACCAACATTTGGCTTGCTTACTATGATCCAGCAGTGGCCAAACACTGAACTCCAGGTAGCAACATCTTTCATAAACGCATTTAGACTGCGACCATCAAAGTCTGCATCATAAAGAAAGTCTTCAAGCTCTGGTAGTGCCTCTAATCCTTCAAAATCTCTATCTGGTTCTTCACGGAACAAGAAACTGTTATAGACTGATATCACTGACTGGCAGTGATTCTCTAAGGGTGTTGTGCGAATACGAGCACGATATTCTTGATCTGTTTCCAGTTGGTACTTGGTTAGGTGATTGGCGTCTTTGTATTCCTGTCCACCTACATAGCTTTCTAGTAGGTATTGCCACTGTGGGAAGTAGGTTTCATAGAGTAGATTACCTTGCAATAGTGCTTTAAGGTCATCTGATAGCGTTTGAATAATGTTCATATTTGTGTCCTATTTAAGCCAAGGCGTGCGTCCAGCGTCTTGGCTGTGTTAAATCTGGGTCTATGTCCCGCTTTACTGGGAATAGATAATCTACCATATAACCTAATGCATCATTCATATGGTCGTAACCACCGTCTTTGTCTGGCTGGGTGGAGCCTTCTTTGTAGGTCTGTCTTTCAAGTCCTTCAATAGTGTATTTACACTTGGGGTCAATATAGAGGTGTCTAACGCCGCTGGAACTGCACAAACGGCTGTTGACTGCGTTGATTCTATCTCGCACTGGAGTGTGGTGTCTAGGCGCTTTGACAACGAACCCTGCATTAGACAGGATGGTGATGTCAGTAGCACCGCTTGCTGAGCTTTTTCTTTGGTGGCCTGCGGGGTCTGGATAGACAAAGATTTTACTACGCCCGTATCTGCTCTTAATTTCTGCCACTGCTTCTTGGGTGTTAGAAGAAAACAGGCGGATTTCGTCAATGACATTTAGTGTATCTCCCTCTCTTACTGCTATGACTGCACTCATAGGATCTATGTTAAAGTCCATACCTATGTAGATGATATCTGGTACGGGTTTAGTCCAGGCACGGACATTTAGTGCGCGATCAAAGCCATAATATATACGGCCAGCAAATGTTTCAAATGTGGCTAGGTATTCTTGTCTAAAGGTGCGTTCGTCTAGATCCTGCTTGGCAGCTTCTATTTCTTCTAGAGGCACACGGCCACCGTCAATGGTGGTAAAACTGTATGATTGCCAGCTGGGGTTATCTATGGAGTTCTGATATATTTCATAAGCCCAATTGCCAATGCCCTTGGGTGTACCAATAAAAAGAGCACGCCCTTGCTTATCAGACAGAGTAGGTCTAAGAGTTTCATACCAAGCTTCAGGGTCAATATCAGCAAACTCATCAAGAACAATGAAGTCCAGACCAACACCACGCAGACTGTCGTAGTTATCAGCGCCTTTAAGAGAGATAACACTGCCATTGCGAAGTTGAAGAGTGAGTTCTGTTTCATTTGCTTTCTTTACCCAGTTTAGATCTTGTAGTTTATTCTTTAGTTTGCGCCACACAATCTGCTTGGCCATCTTGTAGGTAGGTGCCACATACCATACTTCACGCCCTGGTTCTTTAGCGTGTTTGCAAAGTTCTCTAATACTCAAGTGTGTCTTGCCAAATCTGCGACCAGCAACTACCACACGAAAGCGTGTAGGATCATTGGCCACAGTGTCTTGTGCTGAACTTAGGGGCATTATTTTAAAAAACTATGAATTATTGACTGAACAATTATAAAAACGCAGATTGCAAAAGCCAATACTATATAACCTTTATCCATTACCAGCCCTTATAGATGGCCAATAGGGCTAGAGCACCTATTGCCACACAGAGTGCTACAAATGCAGGAACTGTGATCATTCGTCGTTCCACGGTAGTGCTTCTTGATCTTGGCTGTTTGCTGGCGTATCACTTTGTCCTAGATACTGCTTGCCCAACCAAATAAGCAGAGTGGCATTGCCTGCCAGTGCTGTGGCTAATTGTACTGATCTTAGCCTGCGTTTCATACCTGCACGAGCTTTTGTTAGATAATCGCAAAAGTTGTAGTTAAGAGTGTCTTCCTTGATCATAAACCATTCTGCAATCTCTTTGTTAGTGCAGCCTAGTTCTGCTAATTTGTAGACTTCATCTGGGGGAACCACACGCTTTTCACGGCCTACGATTAGACCCTGCTTGGTGACTTCACCCCACTTTGGGTCCTTGCGTTGAGGATATTCCCACTTGGGGTATTTGGTTAGGTCTTGGTGTGGCTCTTCAACCTTGACTTCAGGTGGTTGCTGACCAGGAGCATATGCGGTGACGGCACCGCTGTCAATGATTTTGTTCATAGCAATATTTATGGTATCGCTATGAATTTGGTGGCTTTATTGAGTTTTTTGCTGTCTTAATTGCTTGATTTCATCGCGTAGCAATTCAACTTGAAATCTAGTGCTTTTAACTAGATCAACTAATTGACGGTGTTGTTCAACTAGATCACTCATCAACGCCTGATTGTTATTATGACCAACAATTAGTTGTCCAATGTTGTGCTTGGCTACCTGTAGTTCTTGGTATGGGTCCCAGCCCGTGTTGTGAAAGTCATTCATCGTAATCAAATATAAAAAGACGCTCTTTAGGCGTAGGTTCTGGCTCAGGTTGGCGATCTCTGTCCGTAAATTGCCTAGTGGGTGTGCCATTAATATCATTAAGGAAGTCTTTGATATTCATTAACAGGCGAAAGGCCTGAAAGTTTTTGCCTTTACGACTCTTTTTAGTAACTGGTTTGCCCAGCATTAGATCTTTCAATACAGCTTGTGTGCTGTCGTGTAATTTGGGATATCTACGCCATTCCTGTTCATACTGAATGGCCAGTGAAGGTGCAATATCACACCAGGCCCACCAATCATCATTGGTCATTGCGTGTATGGTATGATCCCAAAATTCTTCATCGTTAAACATTTCACCCTTTAGGCGAAGCCAATGATAATTTGTGATCTCAACCCAGGCATTAATTGTGGTCAGTTTGTCTTGATATGTTTGTTTTGCCATTTTTTATCCTTTATATTGACGCTGTCTACGCAGGTATTCATATCTGCGGGTTACTTCTACATTGCCTACAGCCCAGGCACCCAAGTGATCGTCACGAGTCATTACATAGTCGTCACGACCCCTACCACGGAACTCCCAATAGCCCTGCCATAGGCGTTGAAACTCTTCAAAGGAGAGCAACCAAATTTCACCACGATAGTTGGCCTGTGCTTTGGCCCTCAACCAGGCTGTATGCTGTTTGTGTGGTATTTCTCCCTGGACAATCCAAGTATGTGGTCTAAGTCCTGCTCTTGGCATACTGTTATTTATTGTGGCCTGCAATTTTCAATCATTTCCTGGAGCTAGATAGTCAACTTGGTCTTTGATCCAATCTTGTATTTCTTTTTGACGCAGTTCTGTACACCAAATATAACCACGATCTTCATTAAGTCGCCAATGCAAAATTTCTGGACCCCAACCGCCTTTATAGACCAAATCATTAAAAAAGCGTATCTGATTGAAAAAGTCCTGTCGTGGGTTCTTGGGTTGCCACTTGACAATTTCTTTATAATGTAGCAATTCGTTATGCTCGTACCAATCTAGCACTGGTCGCCAGTCTAGAGTGATCTTATTTGATGTAGCCAACTGGAAGGCCTCTATTGTTATAGATATAGGTTCTACCTGCACTGGCGCCACAAAACTTGGGCATATTAGCTACTTTTTGATCAAGACTGCTACCTTGAATGTTTTGCAATTGGCAAGGGTCTTGTGTGTTAAGATAGTGTGCATACATTTCAAAGGGTGCGGCACAACCTGTAAGTAGAACTGCTACAAAAAGCGTTAGAATCTTCATTTGGATTTGTTATTTTCTAAGTTCTATGTTATACTTGTTATACGGCATCAGCCACCGTGTTAATTAGAGGGTTTTGGCACCCACCCTCTAAGGGCGAGGAGCAGGGCTGTTACACCCTGCTGCCATTTTTACTTCATCTTTGCTTCTATCTTTTTAAGTGTATTTTGTATTTCCCACAAATTCTCACCTATGAATGCCAACATATTATAGTCATCAACTTCAAATGCTGTGCGGCTGTTGTTGTCAATACTATTACCAATTTCTTCTATTGCTTGTACTACTCTATCTACTTGGTCCTGATTTATCATTTTAGTCTCCTCTGTTAAATGATACAGCGTTGTGCTGTGTAATTATTATACTGTATCCTTTATTTATTGTCTACCACAAATTTCACCAAATAATAGCCGTAAAAAAGCCAGTTTTTTGCTGGACGCTAAACTGGCAAAGCGGTTGAGAAAGTGGGGACCTCCACTACCAGCGTCACAAAAACCCTGAGTCACTAGGGTTAATGTTCTGCACAGCCGCAACCTTCTGGACCTGCCGCGACTACTAATTCTGGTAATTCTACTGTTTTTTGAACCCAATCTTCTGCCCAATCTTCTGCTTGTTGTTCTGTGGGAAAGGGTTCAGTTTCTGCTTCGTTTCCGCAACAGAAACAATAGACAACATAATCTTGTTCTGGTATGCGCTGGAATAGATGAGCTGTTCTAGTTCCTTCAACATACTCACTTAAAAATAATCTATTACCCATTTAATTTCTCCTTTTGCAGTTGTCGTCTTGCTTTAATTTTATTTATGGCTTCTTGTTTTTTCAACTCGTGCTTGCGGGCTTCTTCAGCATTAAGACGACG